GGATTCATTGTCTTCGGTCTCCCGTTAAGTGTCTGATCCGTAGTTACGCGTTAGCCCTGCGATCCAACCCAAGAGGTGATCTTCACAAGGCCGCCAGGCTGGGCGACCGATTGAGCAACCCACTTGGTTTCGACCGCACCGACCGCGCTGATCGACTGCGAAGAGACCACCGTGTTGTTGTTGACGGCGAAAGTCGAACCCGCGTTGCCCGTGCCAGTCAAAAGCTGGGTGATCATGGTTCCCGCCACGACCGCGCCGCTCGCAATCAGCAATTGGCCGACGGAGAACTGCGTGCCGACCGTCATCGTGCCGACGGTCATGGTGCCGTAAGTGCCCGACACCGTGGTGGAAGCGACGGACTTCTGCTGGGAAACCGTGAGTGCGTAGAGGCCGACGCCGCCGGCCGTGCCGGATACCTGCGAACCAATCTGCGGCGAACCGGAAATGCCGGTACCCGAGATCGTCGCGCCGGCCACGATCGTGCCCGAGGACACAGCGGTAACCGTCAGCAAGTCGCCGTTGATCGATCCGGTGACCGAGAAGGTCGAGGCCGCGACACTCGAACCAGTGGCGGTCGAGACTGCAGTCGCCGTGCCGGTGGCGGCGAACTGAACCGCGCCGGTATCGAGGATCGCATAGGCTTTCTGTCCGACAGTCGCGATGGCCGAACCAGCGTTGACCACCCAGAAGTCGCCCTGGATCGCGAGAGCGACGGGAAGGCCCTGCGGGATGACTAGACTGGCGTCCGAAAGGAATACCGTATTGAGGCCCTGCGTCACGTTGTAGACGAGTCCCGCGACATTCGCTCCAGTATTGAGGAACGCCTTCGATGACTGCGTTGCGATCGACGATGTGCCGTTTGGATCGGTCGGAGGGACAACCCACGCGAAATTGCCGACCGTAACGCCGCCGACGTCTGCGATGAGGCCGCCCGGCCCGGCATCGAAGGTCATGATCGCGTTCAGGGACGCGCGGTCGCCCGCAACGCCCTGCGCTTCCTGATTATACACTTGGGTCTGATACCCGGAGGCCATCGATCTTCTCCTATGAAGCCGGTTAGTCCTTGCGTTACAGCGCGCGCCTTAAACCGGGCGGATGCGGTCTGCTCCGAACATCTGGTTGAAAGTGGTCACGGCGTCGCCATCAGCGGCGTCCATCGCGAGATCGGGCTCGTATCGGCTACGGGTGCCCTCGATCCGCTGCTTTCCGAACACCGAGATCAGCGGCCGAAGTGCGTCGACATGCAGTTTTTCGGCGTCGTCGATGTTCAGCGCCTTGGCACCAGCGCGAAGCACTGCCTCGGCGCTATCGCCGACCACCTCGCCGACGAACGGCCGAACGAAGGCCCTAGCATCCTGCGCCAGCTTGGAACGCTTGCGCTCGCCGGCCACTGCTGCCTCGATCGCCTTGTTCACCTCGTCCTGAGTGATCGATCGCTTGTCCATGGCGCCCTTCTTGTCCTTTGCGCGTTTGCTATCGCGCGCGCGATCGTCGGCATGGCGATCGTCGGCGTGCTTGTCTTCGGCCTCTTCGAAATCGTCTTCGGCCTCTTCGTCCTTCTTATCCGGGAACTCGTCTTCGGCCTTCTCTTCGTCCTCCTTCTCGGAGTCCTTGGCCGCCTTGCGGTCCTTGGCGGATTTCTTGTCGTGAGCCTTCTTGTCGTCGGCGTGCTTGTCCTCGGCTTCTTCTTCGGACTCCGTCTCTTCCTCGGAGTCCATCGAGCAGTCGCCGTGCATCTTCTCAAGTTCGGAGAGCCCGGCCTCGTCCATGCCATTCGACCAGTCGCGCGCGGCAGACCAGTCGCGGATCATGTCGCCGAAGGTCTTTCCCTTGTCGGCTTTCGAGAACTCTTCACCGACGGACTTCGGAATGTCGAGATTGCTAGAGCCGTGCGCCGCCGCTTCCATGGCGCGGTGCTGCGAGCCCGAGACTGATTCGTCAGCCTGGGCCGGCGAGCCTTCGAAGTGGTCGAGCATCTTTGCGAGATGTTCGATCGAAGCATCCTTAGCGATCGTCTTCCCAGTGAGTGCTTTGCGGAGCCCGTCGACGATCTGCGGCTTGCGCGTCTTGAAGTTCTTCGTGCTCAGGCCCTTCAGGATCGGCGCGTAATCCACCTTGGCGTCCTGCGCCAATAGAGGGTTGATGGCGCGGGCGGTTCGCATCAGAACCGCGTACTCAAGGCGCGTGGGCTTCATCTCGTCTTCCCTCTCGCTGATCGCCGAGTCACCAACGACAACATCGTGACCGGCCCGACCTTCTTCGACCAAAGCAACATGGTTGCCCTTGATCTCCGTCATAATTCCATCGAAACGCTTACCATCGAATATTCCAGATGTCATCACGGGCACGTAGTGATAGCCGCAAGACAGTTCGCGCTGCTCGCCGGACTCGATGAAATCGATTCCTTCCTTCGTCCACACCGCTAAGGAGTTCGTTAGGTATGTACCGTCGAACTCCGCGTCGCTTCCGGTGGTGCCGACGATGTCCCACATCTGATGATCGTCAACATCGACGGGAACGTGCTTTTTAAGCAGTTGGACGCGGTTGAAGGTAGGCGCAGACTTCGCAAGTTCGTCCGGAGACCTGAACATCTGATAGACGCGCGTCGGCTCCAGGCCAAGCTCTTCCCAGCCGGGGATCTCCTCGCCTTTGTACGGATTGACGGTGGCCTTGCTGATATTGCACTTCGAAATGTGCATTCGGCCGTCGACATCAAATGATCGCGTTGTCGCCTTGTCGAGGGCAAGCGTTGTCGCCGAATCAGTTGGGCGGTCGAAACGGGGGTCGCGGAGTCCGCCTGGCATCAATTCGACCTCCGCTGCGGGCTCATCCACTCCTGAACGCCTGGGACATCCACGGTCGCAAGCTTCCGGATCTCCTCGCAGGCAATCTCGACAATCGCATCAATGCAGACGTCAGGAAGCGCCCCGGCTTCAAAATGCCTCATGTCTTCATCAGACACGCCGGGGAGTCCGCCCGTGGCAAAATGCCAATCCGGGAGTTCGCCAATCGGAGTTGTCAGTTTAAGGGAGCGCATGCGTCGGAAATATCACGACGCTGCGAATCGTCAAAACGACTAGATGCCGGAAATGAAGGCGTTGAAAGCCGCCGCCATGATCCGCCCCCGTTAGAGTCGGCTTTTGGTATCACGGCATGCACGGAACCGTCAAAGTATGTGCGAGCGGAGAGAGTTGAACTCCCGTCGCGGAGTATGAGCCCGCTACCCAACCCGGCGCCCGACGGCGCATATCTTATCTAGAAGAAAGGCATTTGGCGGGCCGAGCGCGACTCGGCTTAACGGACATGATTTCCTCGACAGTCCGTATGCTGTGACCAGAGCGGGCAACTTAATCCCGTTATAGTCCGAGGTGCTGATGGGCGATTCTTTCACGCCGCCGCCAAATTCAAACCTTCACCAATGCCCTGACATCCCACGGGTCGGGATATTTCTTGTCGTCCCACACCACCAGAGCAAAGCCGCGCGCCGTGATGCGGTTTATCGTCCCGCGGCGTGCGGCCCATACAACTTTGTGTTTTCGGTTGCTTTGATACGACTTAGCAACGTAGTCGGTCAGCCTAACCCGATCCCCGACTTGCAACATAATCCAGAGTCTCACCTCTCTCTAGAGCGGGAAGAACCTTGATGACAATGGCACGGTTGAGTTCAGCAAACGACAATTTCATTGTATCTGCTACCGCATCAACTCTCTGAAATATTTCTTCAGGCCATTTCGTTGATATCTGCCGAGTGCCTTCCGGTGTTTTAGTGCCCCTGGTTGGAATTTTCCGCCTTGCCATTTCAAGCCCTTTCAGTTGAATCCCTTCACCACCGGACGTGAAGTGCAACGGCAATTTATTAGCTCCCCCGGCAGGATATGCTTCTTTTCGGCTGGGTCGTACCAGCCGGTCCCCAAATCAAAGACTTTCCCGTTATTGGCAACGTGCGTCGGGCGCGGCTGTTTCCCCGCCGCGCTATGCATCCACACTGCTTGTGTGATCCCCATCTCTAGTTGACGCACGCGCGCTAGTTGGTTTGTCGCCTTGTTGTTCTGATCGCGGGCGATGAGTTCGGCGCGCTTGCGTGTCGTGTGGAATGTCTTCTGCAGATCCTTGCGCAGCGTGCCGAGGTCACGGCCTCGCGCCACCGAGCGCATCACCATGCCTTCGATCTGCGTGTGAAACTGCTGAGGGATTGATTTGATGAGCCCGACGTTCTCCGTAACGATAGCGTTAGAGACGTCGCGCATTTGCCGCGTCATCGTGAAACGCACGGTCCACCCGGCCTTCTTCATCATAGTCATCAGCGCTGCACGGCTGCGCTTTTCGATCGATTGAGCGAACCATCCGCCCATCTTCCACGCCATTTCCGTGAAGTTCTTTTCCCAGCGGCGGGCGAGTTGTTTCAGCGCGCGCTCTAATTCCTTCGACGGCGTTGCGTCCTGTGCCATGGCCGGCGGATTGCGACGATACGAGGCTAGCAGCCAGTGCTCATAAGAAACGATCATGTCGTCGACCAGCCGAAGCAGTTTCTTCCGGTAGGCTGCACGGATGCCGGCGTTGGGTTGGACCGCAGCAATGGTCCTAGCCTTCACGGACTTTTCCTTTTTTTATCGTGGACTGATAATACCCGCCGAATTTTTGATTGACGGTTTCGCTAGTTTGCTCAACCTCGCAAATCTCGTAAATGACAAAGTCATCCATTTGGCCTGCGTGTTCTTTCTCAAACGGAATCCATCCATTTTTAGATTCTGCTTGGATGATTGCACGGCGGCCGTGCTTGTCTTTGCAAGTCAGGGAAATGGTTGTTTTCACCTAAATTCGCTCCATGCGAACGCGATGGCCGCCGCCCATATCGCGAGACCAAACGTGATCGCGCCTAGAAGCGTCCAATTTATTCCAGCGTCCGGCCATCGATCGATCTCTGGCGAATGCCTAATAGTAGAGAACGTCGCTATTCCGTCAGGCGTAACCGTAAACACGCCTCGATCGCCTTTTAGAAAGTGCTCCATGGTCATGGACGACAGATAATAGACATTCAGGTAGTTCTGTCGCCGCTTCTCGGGTTTGCGGAATTGGATCACATCTCCCATCAAAAAGTCCTTTCTCGAAAGGCTTCAATCAGGACAGCCACATCCGGTCCCGGACCATTGCCGCTGACATCGATTGAAATCGGATGTCCGTGAGAGACAATCACTGCTTCGATACAGCCCGGAAAATAGATTCGAGTTAGTCCGTCGTCGGATACGCCTACTGAAATTCTAGCGCCGGATCGGCCATTGAATCCATATGAAATCAATTTGTTCGGGAACTCAGTGATTTTCATGGCATCATTTCCAGAACGCCGACCTCGAACATGCCTGCCTCGATCTTCTGGTAGCGGTGGGTCCGCGACTGCTTCAGTTCAAACGAACCGTCAGGATAGAGCGCGCCGATTTTGACATACCGGGCTTGGGCGCCAGGCGGCTTGCCCAGCGCGCGGTAGCCAGCGGCGCGGTGCGAATCCAGCCAGTCCTTCTGCTCGGCTGTCATTCAATTTCTCGGCGCCGAAATGGATAGTTCGGAGCGGATTTCTTGAGATCAACTCCAAACATTAGAGCTAACTCGCAAATCATCTCATCGATTTGAGTCTGTCTTTCTTCGTCTTCTTTTTCGTCGTCGTCAGGACTCGTCATTCTGAATGCCCGTACTTTGCTCGGTACTTCTGCTCGTAGAGGTCCCCAAACTCAGGCACCGATATCTTCTGATATTGATAGCAGATGCAGGCGGCAGGCGTTTTGGCCGGGCATTCCGAATAGTCGGGCAACACGCAGCGCACCATGCGATTATCTGGTCCTGGCAATTCTTGAGGATTAAGCCAGTCGATGGGATTTGGCAGCGGGCCATAATAGGTCTTAGGCATGTGAATCGCCTCCAAACGAACTACTCCCCCAAAGTAGTTCGTTTGTCCAGCCCGGAGTCCTACAGTCCCCCGTTATTCATACCAATAGGTCGCCGCAACGATGATTATGCTGACAACGAGTACGACGCCAAATACGGCAAGCCCAGCGGCCATTTCCTGCCCCTTTTATATCGTTGTGAGTTTCGTCCAGAACGCCTTCAATGCGGCCGGCATCTCCATCCCGAGACAGAATCGCGCATAACTCTCGGCAAATACCTCACCGGACTTGTCGTCAACGTGATGGATACGGCGGAAGTCATGCATATGAGTGGCGTTAGCCATCGCCTCAAAGTGTTCAATTGTGTCGAGACCGAGTTGCTTGAATTTCCGGAATACGGACTTGTCCTTGAGGTATTGTCCGCGGTGTCCGGCCTCGTGCAGCAGCGTTCGCGTCTGTTCGTGCAGCGGGTCGGCGAGAAGCTTCTGCTGCACCACGATCTCATCGGTGTCCGGGTCGTACTCCGAGTGCCACTGATCGAGGTCTTTCTCGATATAGAAACGGCTCAAGCCCCTTAGATATCCCAGACGATCCTTGTCTATCGCCGCCCGCCACGCAGCGCTAAAGGTCGACATGGGTTCGCCCCCATCCATGGCCTGATCTTCGCTTGAGTCTGGTTTCGGTTTTGGTTTCGCGCCGCCGCCGAGCACCGCCTCCAAGCCCTTGCCCGAGCCCGGCGGAATGAGGCCGCCCGCTTCTTCCTCCAGCATCTCGGGTACGTCGTCGGGATCGAGGCCGTGGAAGCCAGAGTCGGGATCGGCGACGAGCTTCGACCGAACTTCTTCCGGGCTGACGACGCCGCTGTCGATCCGGATTTGATCCGTCTCGGCTTCCTTTTTCTTTGCATCGGACTTTTCTAGCTCGGTCATTTCGTGCAGCGGTTCGAAGTCAAACGTTATGTCCTCGTCGCGCTTGCCCCACAGCGAAATCATCATGATATCGAGCACGGTCGTCAGGCCCGACCGGAACAAATGTTCCTGTTGGCCATGAACGGTGTCATTGAATGCACGCAATTCGCCTTCGCTGGTCGCGTTCAATCCTGCCGGCTGGATACCCGTAAACTTCACTGTCGGGATGCGGGCGACCGCACACATATGCTCTTGCGCCTGGGCCTGGAGCGCATCAAGGGTGCTTAACGGAACCGCAATATTCTTGAAATCTTCCGTCGCTTTATCGACGATGAGCATGTCCTGATTGTCACGAAGCATGTTGAATAACATCATGCGCGCGACGACGTCTCCACCACCGCCGCCGGCCCCGCCGGGCTGCACGATAGTGCCCATGTTGGTCTGTAGTACCGGCGTCGAAAAGTTATGGATTAAGTCGGCGACGCTTTGCCGTGTGCGGAGCCAGATGTCGACATAGGGCTGCGCCATCTGCGTCATCGGCAAGCCACCGAATGCATAGGCCGGCTTGAGGATGTCCGGAATGGGCCGACCGATGAACGGAATAAGCCGCGTCTTATGGATCTCCGCGCCCATCACGTACCAGACTTGCGGATTGTACCAATCCGGCGACAGCGGGTTGTTCGCGTTGTAGGCGATTGGATAGCACCAGACAGGTTCAATAGTGCGGAGTCCGCGCAGGCAGCCAGCAGATAGTTTGCCCTCGCTGATCTTATCCCGGCCGTTGCCGATCGACATCGCGTTTTCCGGATCGCGGATATCGTCTACGTTCGCCCCTTCCAGATCGAGGTATAGATGCCCGATCCCAAATGTCTGGTCATGCCCGGCGAGTGTCTTGAAAACTTCCCGCAACTTGATTTCCTCGGCGAACTGGCGAAGCTCGACGATCTTGCGCTCTATCTCCTTGTTGCGGCCGTCGCTTCTCGGCTTCTTCTCTTCTTTCGGTTCCGGCGTAGATTTAAACTGCGGCACCTCGTCTTGGGCGTCGGTCTCGCCGTCTTCTTTGTCCTCTTTCTCCGTCTCCTTCATTGATTCGTCGTCGGTGCCGCGGATATCGATGAACTTGCGCGTCATCTCCTCCGACATGATCTCGCCGAACAGGCGGTACTCGGCACGTTGAACAAGGTCAGAAAGAAATGAATAGCCTAGGAACAACATTCCAGCGTCGCCGCCGCCACCACCGGCCCAGTTCCCAACTTGCACGGCATTGGCGGCCATCAGCGCAGTATTGGAGTCCATCGCCAGCGATCGTTTGTGCTGCTTGATATGCTCGGCCGCAGGCCCGAACTTCTCTGGCCGGATGATGTATGGATTCCACTCCGGGCCGCGACGTCGCTGCTCGGCACGGTCGCGGGACTCCCGCACCATCTCGATGATTGCCTGCACCGAGGCGTCCGAGAACATCGGCTGTGGTCGATTGTCTACCGGCTTGCGCCGCCCCGCGCCTTTACGCGCGCCGCCCCATCCCATCGAATCAGCCCCATCAATCAAGTTTCAACTTGAATTAAATCATGTTGGCCCAAATGAAAACCGCCGCCGGATGGGCATACCCGGCGGCGGCAACCAAGGAGGATCTGAAGAGGAATGCAGCGCTGTACCAGCCCCCGCCCGATTCTCCAATTGGCGATTGCGTGATCTCAACAGTGCGGGACGTTTTTAAGTCTTATCGTAGGCGACGCGTGCGGAGTCCGGCGTGCAGTCCGTCACAATCGAATGCGGTAGCCGGCAATGCGGGCAGACCCGCCGGTCGTTTCGGTACTCTTCCTGCCGGGCGAGGTCTTCGGCAAACTTCAAATTTTCCGCCTGCATCCGAAAGAACATCTCTTGCTGGCCGTCGCGAAAGCCCTTGTCGTAGGTAAACCCGCGCTGGATGACGATGCCGGCCACCAAAAGAAGGACAAGGACGGAGCAGAACGCCGCCACCTCCCACATAGCCGCCGGACTCCTATAAATTTGGCCTCCGTCGAGGCATCGACGCGACTCGGCGCAGCAATTCCGGCGACACCATAACCGGGGAGGGAACTACGGAAAAGCACGTCCTCGCTAGAGCTAGGGCACACACGCAGTCGTCGTGGTAACCAGCCGGTGCCGAGTATCGCACTATCGGTACCGAGCCCGTGCTAGGCAATGATATTATAAATTCAAACTGTTCTAATTCGTCCTTGATAACCCCCTCCGGGTACCAGACCGTCCGGGTCTGGATCGCATGCGCCAATCCTTCCATCAGCCTTTGTTTAGAAGCATTGGTGAACACGTAGCCTTGCAGATTGCAAAACTCATTCGGTCCTATCCCGCTGAGTCGTCTCTGAGCGTCCTCAACGATCTGATCGCCGCTGCCGGTCGAGTCGACTAGTCCGGCCGTGCCATCCTTGTGTGCTTGAACGATTGTGTTGGTAATTTCACCCCACGGCATGCCTTGGTGATGAACGAAGCGACATACCGCGCCATCCTCATCAAGGGCGATGCCTGCGAAGAAGTCATGAGACCTGGCGATATCCCATCCCCAGGCGCGAGGCGGCTTTTTCGAACAAACCCCGCCGCCGAGGTCCGGCTTTACGCAAGCCTCGATGTGCTGTAGCCCGAAAGGATTCCCGCCGTCAGCCGACGGTTCGGCATAGTAGAGTTCGCGAAACCACGCCTCGGGCATCTGGCCGCGGGCATCGTCGATTTCCTGCTGCTCAAGCACCCCGGCAGCGACGGCATCGGCGGCTACAATCTTGTGGTAGCCCATCTCGCTAGTAATGCCCAGCAATTGATCGCGCTGGGCCTTTCTCGCCATCCGGTAAAACCAGTTCTTACTTCCACGCACGTTCCCGATGATGCGGATCGGCCCCTTGGTATAGGTCAATGTCGACCGGATCGCGATGTAAGCCTCTTCCTTGAATCGAGACGCTTCGTCGATCACCGCCGCATACACGTCCTCACCGTAGAGAGAGTTCGGCTTGTCGCCTGATTTGAACCAAATCTTAGCACCATTCGCGAGTTTAATGATTTTCCGCGTCATATCGACGGCGAAAAGCTCCCTCGGAATGTATTGTTTCATTCGGTTGAAGGCGATCAACGCCTGATCGCTAACAGGAGCTATCCACCAGAAATTCTGTTCGGGCTGGCCGCAGAGCGCCCTTTCAACTATCCAAATAATGCATCCGATAGTTTTGCCGGCCTTGGTCGATGCCTCGATCAGCGAATAACGATGCGGGTCGTAGATCGCGCTGAATTGCTTCGGGTAGAGGTCCGGCCTATTGAATGTTAGGCTGGGCATCGTCCCGACCAACTATCCTGCGCCCTACATCCGTCGCGCGAATCATCGTTTGAGGGACATCATTGTTATAATATTGCGCATACCCGAATCCAACCAGGGTGTGCTCTTCATGCGTATGTCTCGCGATAATAGGGCCTCGCTCAACAAGCCGAGTGAGCAGAGGCAAGTCCTTGTCGGGGTCAATCCATTCGAAGTCAACCGACTCGCTGTAATATCCATTCGACCCGCCATGCCAACGAATCGTCACGCGACCCTTGATCGTAGCTAATTTGTAGAACGTCCACGTATTGCTGTCGTAGACATCATCTGAAGCACCAATCGGCGTATCATCACTCACCGACTCTTCAGCCTGAAGAATAGGTGCGCCGATGAGGTCGGACAAATCTCCGCAAATATCGTCGATTACGACCTCCTCGCAGCAATCCTGCATGTGATAAAGTCGGTATGCCCTGCCATTTCCTTCATCGAAAACGATTTCGTCGTCGTTGATCTTCTCGACTTTCGTGAAAGTCTTTCCCTGCAAATCAGAAAAGTTCATTTTGTTGCCCTCCCGGTATCCGGCCGGTTAAACGTCAGGCTCGCCATCTATGATTCCAGAATGACCGGTCAAGCCGCTAGTATCGGCCTGCGTCGCTAAGTCGTTGCTGATACCGACTATTTCGATTGTGCAATGATCGATTATTATGTTCTGAGATGGCGGTCCCAAATAATCCCGGAACGGAAATCCCCAGCACTCGCAGTCTTCGATGGTAATAGAACTGTCATCAGAAGTAATTGAAAACTGATAGTTAGACTTTGGGTCTTTCTCGTCCGTCATTTTTGATTCTCCTGTGCTACTTTTCTTGCTTCAGCGCGTCGCCGATACCACGTGCGCCGCGACATGCCTTCGGCATCCCATGGCTTGGTAGCCATCAAGGTCTTGTCGGAGTCCTTGGCTAATGGCTTTCGAAACGCCCGCGGGCCGGACGCTACTCCGACTCCATCTGAGCTACGGCGTCCGGTGCTCGACGCCGACAGGGGCACTACTCCCGCGTCCTCCCCAGTGTGCCGCTTACGCGGGGCTTTGGGCGCTCGTGTTTGGCCTGGATGAGTGCAGGCGGGTCCGCTTTCCCCGCCGCCGCGAGATTGCAAAGAGGGGCACCCGCCGCGCTGGACCGGGTGACGCTCTCCGCAAATTTTGCATTTCGGCAAATCCATGTGGCACTGTATGGCACAGCATGGCACAGAAAGCAAGCCTAGCCCACCTCGTCGTGGCCGTTGGGCTTCTTCCGGTCGATCCGGATCGGCGTGGCGTCGATCAGGATCGGTTCCCGCGACAGCGGCTGGACCGGCTTGCCGCCGTCGAACACGCGCAAGGTGAACACCTTGGCCTCGGCCGATTCATCGACATCGGCGACGGGCGCCGGCATGTCGAAGCTCTTCGGTTCCCGCCATTGGGCGCGGGTCTTGAGCCAGAATATCGCCGCGGTGACGTTCTGGCCCGACGTCGCCATCTGGTACAGGCTCTCGGCGACCTTGGCGTTGGCGCGGACATGGCCCATCGCCAACTCTTCCTTGTAGTATCTCCGCAGCGTGGTCGGATCGATCCCGATCTCGCGGGCGATGTCGTCCTCTTTCACCCCGTAGCCGGCCAGCGTATGCACGAGCTTGCGCTGCTCGGGCGTCGGATCGTGCGGCTTGCGGCCAGGCTTGCCCATTATTTGTTCCCCAAAGTGGTCAATTCAGAACAGCGAGGCTTCAGCAAATGTGATTCGGTGCGCCCAAACCAGCATGGGGGGCACCCATACATGGATGAGCGATGGCCGCCGAGCCTTGTCCGGCACTGTTCTGTCTGTGATCCGAAACGAGTCCTGAACATCGAGCGCGTCAGCTTTAGCCTGTGGGGTCGGATATCCATTATCCTCTTCAAGTGCGAGGAATGCGGGTTCCGCGAAAGCGTCATGCCACCTCGGCCGACGTCTTCTCCCGTGATTCCTTCACTTCGAAATAGGGGGTTCCGTCGAGCGTAGCCTCTTCCCCGGTGAACTCCTGCCATCTGAGCAGGGCGACGTCCACGTAGAACGGATCGAGTTCGCACGCCAAACAGTCTCGGCCTTCCATTTCGCACGCAATTATCGTCGTTCCTGACCCGACGAAAGGGTCGGCAACGGTGCGGGCAAAGGGGGCGCCTTGCAAAAGAATGCGCAGCAGTTCGGTCGGCTTTTGCGTCGTGTGAAGTTCGTTAGCTTGCCGAGGCAGAGAAATCACATTCCCTATTCCAGGAAATCCCTTTGCGTAGGGCGGGGCTTGGCGCGTTGCCCACATGATCAACTCATGCTGAGCGCGCCAGCCCATGCCCATACCGGGCGTTCCTTTGTTCCAAGTGATCATGCTGCGCACACCAGCACTCGACGACTCGGCAGCATCAAACAGATACACCCACATGCGCCAGTCGGTGAAGATGTAGAAATATTGAGCAGGGATAGCGAACACCCCCGCTTTAATCAGCGACTGGAACCCACGGCTGCTCAACCGATCGTTCGCTATCTGCTTGTGCTTTGCATCAGTTCCAACACTCCCCTGACTCCTCTGGGATTCCTGAAACCCTCCCGAGCAGTAGGGAGGATCGGTCAAGACCAAATCCGGCTTTCCAAAAAACGAATGGGTCGATTCGTCCGAGGACGAAAGACAAGCAAGGCGATGCCGACCCAGCGTCCACACGTCGCCTATACGCGAGACCCGCAACAGGGGCGCTTCAGGTACGGCGTCCGGGTCGGTTAGCCCTATCCCGGCACCTGTGGCCTCTATAGCGGCCAGCATTTTGTCGTCGAACCCGATCAGATCGAGGTTGAAGTCCAGACCCTGCAATTCGGCCATCTCGACCTTGAGCAGTTCCATATCCCAGCCGGCGTTGAGCCCGAGCTGGTTGTCCGCGATCACATAGGCCCGCTTCTGTGCCTCGGTCCAACCGCGGGCGACCATCACCGGGACCTCGGTAATCCCGAGCTGACGGGCAGCCAGGACGCGGCCGTGCCCGGCGATGATGGTGCCGTCTTCAGCCACTAGAACCGGATTCGTCCAACCCCATTCCCGGATCGAGGCCGCGATTTGGGCGATTTGCGCGTCCGAATGCGTCCGTGCGTTGCGGGCATACGGGATCAGGCCCTCAATTGGCCGTTTCTCGACCTGGTCGGAGGGCCAAGCTTTCTCTGCTGACGGCTTCGACTTCTGCGGCGGTGGCTCGCAGCCAGGCTTGCCGCAGAAAGGCGTGCGTTTGGTCGGGGTACACCGGCACATTACGAAGTTCCTTTTTTAATAGGCGGGCTTTTCATGCCACGAGATCCCGAAGTTCCTCAGGCAGAGGTTTGCCCGGTGCTGGCTTAGCCAAAGGCTCTGCTGCGAACGTCCGCCTTAGCAAGCAAATGGCCTGTTTGATCACACCAGCATGGGCGGCGCATGAGTTGTGTGCAACCGCCTCCAAATTCATAATCAATCCAACGACTTCGGGCTTAACCGCGATGTGGCTGCACTCGTCGTTAGGTGAGCATTTGTCCCAAATATCTTCCAGTTTTGACATTTCTTCCTCTGTAACATTTCGTGACATAGCGCGTATTGACCTATAGCGCGTAATGCGCTATAGTCTCTTCATCAACAAACGGAACGACCAAATGGCCAACGAGAAAACCCAAGCCTACTCCAATCTTAAGGCTCTTCTCATCCGCCAAGGATGGAACGAAAGAGCCGCAGCCTTGGAGGCGTACAGGCGGACTTGGCCCGCCAAGGAGCAGGCGGCTTAGGCCGCCCCACCTCTAACCCCCAACGGAGCGGCGGAAATGCTGAAGCCAGTAACATGAAAGCCAAGAGGGTAAACAGTTTACCGGAAATGCTAGTCCAGCTTCGGCTCGCGCTAGGTATGAACCAAAAACAGCTTGCCGAAGCATTAAATTGCTCTCCCCAGTTTATATGCGACATGGAACGCGGCAAGCGCGTGCCTTCGGTTACCTTCATTGACCGCATTTGCACGTATCTAAACCGAGGCTCAAAAGGCTGTCAGGAATGGCATGCCGCCGCCGCTCGCGCACATGGATGGAAAATAGACGAGGGGCCATAGACCCTCCCCACTTCCTCAAGAGCCAGAGAAAAGGGAACGACGCACATGCTGAAGATTGACTTTTATACCGTCGAATATTCGTCCGCGATCCGCGCGACCGGCCGCCTGATCCTCTACAGCGGTTCCTATTGGGTGATCCCGAAAGGGGTGTGGGAATACGATTGGGATGATGACCGGGTCGAGGTCGGCCCTATCGCGCTCAAGTGCGAGCACCAGGTCGGGAGGCTGAATTGAGCCACAACGGAGAGACGAAAATGGATGAAGAGACAATCCAGACTTTGCTAGACCTTCTTAACCCCCTGCACGGATCAATTGACCGGCAAGTAATGGATCAAGTTACCGACGAACGAGAACTGAATACACCCTCAGATCGAGAATATGCCGTCACCATTACGTTTCGCCAGGAACGTGACCTCACCCAGGCCGTAATGATTCTAGAGAGCCGATTGCGGGATTTTAACCCGCCTCTAGGCGGGTAGCTATGAGCCCCGCCGACCTCCGCGAAGCCATCAAAGAGTGCCCCAGATGCGGGGGCGACTGCGTCGGGGCTAACCCTCCGGTCTACAATTGTCCGGTCCAGTGCTCGCATATCTGGGCTAGGCAGGACGAGATTGGGCGCCCCTATTGCGCTGAATGCGGCATCCCTTGGGAGTTAAGACAATGACCCCCACCGACCTCCGCGAGGCAATCGCCTATCTCGGGCTGTATCAGCACGAGCTAGCCCGTCGGTTGCAGATGAGCCCCAGCCATTTCCGCAAGCTCCTCTCCGGACGGCACCCGATCCAGGGGCCGACCGAGGTCGCCATTCGCGGGATGATTGAACTTAAAAACATCACTGGCGTTACTCCCGATCTAGGCGACATGGACTTAACATTCCGTGCGGACCCTAATACCTTCAAGTGAGCAAGAAAAAAGGCCGCGCCAGCGGGATGCGGCAGCGGCCTCTAAAGTTTAACCGTCCCGAGAGGAAAGTAAGGACGGAGGGAGAAAGGGAAACCGGGAGCGACTCCGATGGCCCTAACCATGGGCCAAAGGTCGGACTCCGGTCGTTTCACGTGAAACAATATTTCGTAAGCCTTCTCGTCAGCGCGTGTCAGACTTCGCTAAGGCGCTATTGCCCCGCGCCCGTCAATTCGGGCCTTCTGACGAGAAAGTGGTTCCGACGATGTCAAAGAGCCCGAGCCCGAATCGTGGGCCGGGCGCCAGGCCCCCCTTAGCCTATGTGCAGCAGTTTGTCAGGCTGTCAGATCCCGGTTCAGGCGTTGAGCAAAATAGGCCATCGTAGCTGCGGCCAGGATACGAACCTCGTCCGTCGACATCGCATCCCAGCCGAGAGCTTTGGCCAGAACTTCCAGAGCTTCTTCGGCTTCTTTATCCTTCAGCACTATCCTTCTTCTCCGAAGCGGTTAAAGCAATTAGCGCAAAAGAAATCCCATCGAACCAAGGATTATTCGGATCAAATCTCGCGTTGCGCTGCCAGTTACTGCTGAGGGCGTATTGACTCAGCGCATCCCGCGCACTCACAAGATGGGCCTCCAACTTTTTGATTCTGTCGGCATGCGCGGCGCTAATGCGATCATAGAGTTCATACAGTTTGTGGTTTGTACCCCCGTTGCCAAGAAAGTATTCGGGCAGTCCAGCTTCACGCCAAAGCTTCTCAATTGGGTGGCTCATGGAATCCTCTTCAGTGCTGCGATGCGGCGGCGCCGCGGGCGCATTTGAATCGTCAGGTCTTGCCGCGATACCGTTATCGCATTGACCGAGTATTTAGGCCCCGGCATCCGGATGAAGATATAGTCCGGGCACCTAGAACGGAGGCGGTTCACAACGCTGCGTATCCAAGTCACAGACACTTTGTCCGGATCGAGACCCGAGCAGACGGCTAGGTCACTGACTTGGATCGGTTCGTCCGAAAACTGCAAGGCGCTCAAGACCCGCTGCTCTGTCGGCGTCAGATTGATCCGCATCACTTCGACTCCTCTGTCGGGAAGCTATGCTCGAGCATCTTCTCGATTTCGTCCTCGATCGCTTGCTGAATGACCAGAGCGAGAACATGCCTATTGCCGGCATTGCTTACTTTCGGCAAGTCAGACAGGAACCAACCAGCAAGCTCGTAGCACCTCTCGTCATAAGTCTGTATCTTTGCCATCGTCGCCACCTTTTCGGAGGACGAGCCGAGCGGCCGGCTCGCCTCCTTGATCAATCAACACTTATCAAAACGTTTTCATCCTCGTGCGTTTGCTGCGGTTACATGATCGCCTCCCCTCGCTAGTTCCCGCTTGCGGTCTCTTCCTTACGCCAGCAAGCGGTTTGCCGTGGCGTCGGCTACTTCCGTTCCCAATAGGCTTTTGGGTCGCGGACCCACACCGATTCGCTGTACTTGCCGAGATTCCATTCGTTTTCGAGACCATATGCCAGTTTGCCACCCTGGTCCGTGTACTCGACAATTCGCACGTAGGGCGGCAGGTGTTCGTCGCCTGGATAGTGGCCGTTGCCCGCTATGACCTTGTCGGCGATGTCCTTGCTAACCGTTCCCATGAACTGACTCCTTTGCGCGCAGATAGCGCTCGACGTCGATCCGGTCCCGCCAAAAGAGCACCTCGCCGGCATTGTACTTGGCGACGAGCTGCTCCATCGAGTATTCGCTCGGCAGATTGCGGTAGTGCTCGTTGTATGCCTCGCCCATCATTGCACTACATCCTTCCTTTTTACGAAGTCGGGAAGTTGTGTGAAGTAGCTATAGCCCTTCGCGCTGTAGCAGGTTGGTACTTTCACTTTCGTAAAAGCGCCTGGTTCTGTCGGACGCGTCCACGTTCCAATCCGAAATCGGGTGACTAGCTCGGCACTCTTCAACATCCAGCACTCTTTCACGCCGAGCGGATTCTTGCCGTTGTAGAAATCATCTCGGCAACCGATACATTTTGACTTGTCCATTGCATCACCTAATCACGCGGCTGCCTTGACCTTGCTGCGGAATGCGGCGAGCGACTCGCGGTCTCGCTTGAACTTGTAATCATCATACCAAGCGCGGGCATAACCATAGGTTAGCTCGGGCTGGCCGTGAGTCGTCAGGACAAAGTTGGCGACGTGCCAGAACTCAAGAAACGTTAGATTCGGAGGAAGGGGAAGGTTCTTGTACATGGCTCAGCCCTCCATTCCGGGAACGAGCCAGATGCAGAGAGATGCGTATGCGCCCTTTGCGGGGATGTACGTCACGCCGTAGGTTTTAGAGAAGATGTACATTGGGGTTTCTCCTGCTGCTGTAGGAAAAACCATAAACCAGTTTGTTCGTGAAATCAATAGAAAAAAATAAAAATTATTCGTGCTTCGGGCCGCCAGGCGGGTAGCAGCGCCCGCACAGCCAGGGCGTGTCTGGATCGGTAGCCATGCGCCGGTATCGCTGTCGGCATTTGTCGTTGTTGCACTGCGACATTATGCCGGTCATGCGGATGATCGATCCGGGATGGTCCTTTTCTAGCTCAGAAAGCTTGAAGGGCTTCATTGCATCCGCCTCAAATGAGCGGGGATATTCTCAGCCACGATCATTTTGGCTCTTTCAAGCGCCGCCCGCCCTCTCGCTACTGCTGCCTCGAATGTCGTACCTTCTTTGATGCACTCTTCTCGCAATTCGGCTTCTGTCATCGCCATGATGCGCGCGATTTCCGCTTCGATATTCCGTCGCCTGGTCATTGCATCGACACCATAAGCGGCTCCTCGTCCTCCGGGACGAGCGGGATCAACGTCGTGATTCCGTGGTCGATTGAGCATGGTTCATAGCAGTCATCCTCGCCGGTGCCGTCGTTGATGCCGACTGCTCGGAATTGGCGACGGCATTCGGGATTAGCGCATTCAACCCGCATCGTGAGGATACGAACGTTTGATTGTGGGTCATACCCGCCAATGATGCTGGCGTGAACCCTTTCGCAAAGACATCGCATTTTGGTTTCTCGTCGCTCGTGTTTACGTGGGGCATTGGCCGAGTCGATCGGGTATTCCGATTCAACCACGGCCATCTTTGCCACATCCCTTGCCCCATGTAAGCCCGAACTACGACGATCCACGGGTGATATTGCGTTATCCACCAGCGCGAGATTCAGAGTTTATTGGGTTGCGCTGCGATTTCGCCCAGGCAATGTTCTGGCTCTTAATCCACGATTGGGTGCTACGAGACACGGAATCGGCCGGTGCCAAATTACTCCATGAGCGCAGCGGCTTCTCTCCACCGAATCGCGCCATATATTTGACGAACGCCCAGCCTGGCTTGAAGGATCTGATCTCCGCATATCCCTTCAACTCTCTGTAAAACACCATCTTTTCGTCGGTGGTCCACGTCGCTTTTTTGTTGTTCTTATTGGCCAACTGACCCGGTTTGATCTCGACCAGTTCGCCGTCGTGTTCGTGGATGTGCGACATGACCTCGGGCGTATGCCCGCAATTGGGACACGTCAGGACCCGCGGCAGTTTCAAGAAACAGCACTTCGGGCATGGTTTAGGCGACGGATTCTTGGGCTTAATGTCAGCCTTGGGATTCTGTTCGCCGTCATCGAGTCGGTCATGATCGATCAGATGCGGGTAACCGAGCGCGTCGTCGGAGATTGTCCCCGTATGGTCGAGCACGACGCAGCAATCCTTGCCTTCCGCCAAGCGGCTGCCGCGCCCGCAGATTTGAACGAGCAACGTTTCGCTCTTGGTCGGCCTCCCTAGACTGATGCAGCGAACATCCCAGTCCACGCCTGTCGTCAGCGTCTCGACATTGCAAACGACTTGATACTCACCGGACGCAAACTTCTTCGCGATATCGCTCCGTCCCTCGATGTAATCTCCTTTCTTCCATAGGCCATCCTTGTGATCCTTTTCGGCGTAGTAGCCGAAGTCAGGCGTATGAGCGTCCTGATATCCGGCGGGTATGCCCGCCTCGTTGAACCGCTTCTGCATCGTCTTGGCGTGCAGGCAATCAACGCCGAAAAACAGTGTTTTGCCCTTACCCCAATGTTGTTTGTAGGTGCGGATGATGTCGGCGTGCAGTTCGTTCGTGTTCATGCGATCGGACAACTGCTCTTGGTTGTAGTCCTTTCCGTATGCGCTGATGCTCGTCTTGATGCCTTTAAGATCTGGATATCCGACACCAAAATATTTGAAGGGGCTCAGCCATTTTTCATCAATCAACTCTGCCATCGTGCCCGCCTGTAGGAGAGATTCCCATTCCTGTTCGGGACCACGCGGCGTCTTTCGGACCTTCGCCATACCCTTCGCCCATGGGGTCGCCGTGAGTCCTATCGCATGCTTGCCAGTTTCCAGCAGGCGATCCATCAACGCCGCCTTGCGCATATGACACTCGTCGATGATCCAAAGTTTGGATTTGTCCGGCCAGACGTCGCGGGATCGGCACGTGTCCACCGAACAAATCTGGACCGGCTTGCTGTGGTCCTCGTTCGGATGGTTGGCCTGGAAGACACCGACATCGGTAAGGCCGTCATCAAAGAAACTACGATAGGTCTGATCGACCAGCGTGATCCGCGGAACGAAGAACGCCGCGCTGGTGCCTTTGGCGAGGCAAGCGTGTATGAAGGCCGCCGCCATGGTGGTTTTGCCAAACCCGCAAGCCCCCTGTAGCACGATCCGGCGCAGACCTTGCCTGAACGACTCCCTCACGTTTTCGAACGCGCTCTCCTGTCTCGGTCTCAGCTCTTTCATGGCTGCACCCCGCGCAGGACGTCGTTCCAGTCCGTCCCGGCCCGATCGGGGATCTTCACCTCTACCTTGATCTTGAGGACGAGGATGGCGCGCATTGCGAGACAGTAGGCCGCCTTGTGGCCAGAAAAGTTCGAATCATTGTCACCGAAGATAATGAGCCGGGTCACATCGGGCGGCGGAATGAACCGCTCAACCCCCCCCGTATCCAAGGCCGCCCATACCGGAACGCCGTGCAGTTGAGACGCCGATAGCGCGGTCTCGATGCCCTCGGCGATGCCAAGGTCGACACCGTGCGCGGCGAGCCGCACCGCGCCGCCTTCCGGACGGAGGCCGGGATAGAATAGCCGCACCCGGTCGACGTCGGCCTTCTGGCCATCAACCGTCAGATAGGTCTTGTGGATCGTCGCCGATTTCCCGTCAGTGTCCGACACTGCGGCCAGCATCGCCGGATGGATCGATCCGTCGGCGTGCTTAGCCTGCCGGACAAACCGCAGGCATTTGGGGTAGTCCCGAATGGTGATGCCGCGGCCCGTCAGATAGCGGTCGACCGGATCATCAGGCTCGATCGGCCGCCCGCGCCGCCAAAGGGCGAGCAGCGCGTCCCGGTTCGGTTCCGTGCGCCGAGGTGGAACCGCTATCAGCGGTGCATCGCCGAGGATCGAATCAATCCGCTTGGCCACATCGGTGAACGGCAGGCTTAGGAACTTCATCGCCAGCGCAATGCCGTCGCCGCCGCCGCAGTTGTTACAGAACCACGACCCAACCCCGGCCGGATCATAGAACCGCCATCGGTCCTTGCCGCCGCACATCGGGCATGGCCCGTTTTTGATCTTCAGGAATGAAGGATGAATGCCGAGGGCCGGAAGGATCGCCAGCCAGTGGCCGCAGGCGCGGTCGCGAAGAGGGATTCTCCTGTCGGAATTGAATTTCTTCGCGACAGGATTTGCGTCTTTCAAATCGTCTGGTCGTAGTTGTTCCATGGTTTCACCCCTGAAATGGTTCGGTTTCGGTTCAGTTTCCGGTAGTTCCGGGGCCATTGGCTGGCCCTCTTCGATTAGTTCTGAGCGTGAATGAGAGCGATTGAGGCCGCTCTCAACATGGCGTGGGCCACCTCGCGATATTCGTCCTTCAATCTCTCCGAGAGACAGACCCACTCGGCGGCATCTCCATCGACTAAGATCGATTCTTGCAGAGCTATTGCTCCTGCCTCGACCATTTCCGGCGTGATCTTCACGGTTTTCCTCCTCTTCGATCTTGCTCGGACTGGAATGTGCCGCCTGCTCTAATTCTTCATTAGGGGGCGGCACACTTTCGTCCGATGGCTGATTTTGTGCGTCGCAATACGTCTGGTTATCCGAAAGATTCCCTCCTATTTTTCCGTTATCCGAAAGTTTCATTTTCCGCCGTTGGGAATACCAAGTGCTCCGGGAGATGCCCTCGGCTAGCCACGGTTTGGTCTGGGCTAGCGATTCGCTCCAGGGTTTCATGCCGGCCGCGCGCCGCTCCTCCCGTGCTTTGAGTTTCTTGCGAGAGTTCCGGGCGAGCTTGGTCAGCCGCCGGCAGACCCGCCACGGCACATCATAAGGTCGCAGCGATGTGATCCCCAGCCGGATACGCTCGGCCAGGGCGAGTTCGACCTCGGCGCCGATCGTGGTTGAGGTGCCGCGCCAGATCAGGTCGGGATTGTCGAGATATTGCTGAATTATGGGGTCGGGCCCTTTAGCGGCCCGTGCGTCCAAAAGTCGTTTTAAATCAATGGAAACCTGCAGGGCCCAGAGGGGTCTTCCCTTGAGCTTTCCCTGCCGCTTCTTTGGCTGCGGGTCGCGCCGCGTGCGGTATTCCCAGTTGATCCTGGCAACAGTCAGTTTGGCCCCGGTCGGGGAATTTGCATCCCCTGTTCGGCCTATCCGTTCCCTCGGTCCGGACCTGGGTACTTGGATTGTCGGCTTTGCGTCTAGCACCGGGATAAAGTCAGCATGCAGCATCAATCAATTCCCTTGTGGGAACCGATGGCTGTCGGACTTCTTTTTTCGGGGGAGTGGTTGACGTAAGGGTCTAATGCCCGTACATCTTCCCTTGCTAACTATTCCCCCGGTAAAGCCACCACAGCGCACCGGTTTGGTTTCAAGACCCGCCCCTCACCCCGGCGGGTCTTCTCTTTTTTGCTCCAGATTCCAGAGCTTGGCAAGCAGGTCTTATATTACCTGTTGACAACGCTAGACCTAGTCGCCGGAAGACTCCGATGCGCTAGGGATTGTACCTTCAAGCTTGCGCTTGATGGTTTGGACTTTGGCATAGTCCTCCTTGCCAAGATTCCGCTCAGTTTCGAAAATGATTAGAGCGGTTATCATGAGTTCCTTTTCGTCAGGTGTTAGATCGATCATGGTCGTTGTCATTGGACACCCCGGAGCATCCAACCAGATAGAAATGCAAAAACCGCCGTCGACCAGACATGGATGTCATGGCTATCCGGAGAATCCAAGAAATGAGCGATCAGATACCAGACCAGCACGCAAGTTATGGCCCAAATCGCTCCATTGCCTAGTTGCAGTCGCCGTCGATAAGAGGCGAACGCGCTATGTTTCTCGTCAGTCGTGCTCATCAATCCTCCGAGGTGCTAGTGCTAGTAAGGTCCATTGTCTCCGCAATGTGACGTCTGGACCTCGCGAGATCCGACGGGCAATAGGTCATCGACCGAGAACCCATCGGTCGATCCATACCGACCTTTTACGTCGTCAGGGTGAGCGATCCAGATATTGATCCCTTGGCCGTTACCTTCTTGGTAGTTCCAAGTGACTCCAGTGATCAGGTACTCGCCCGGCCAGTCCTCCGCGTATGTGAAACGCGGAGAGACCGTCACGCGCTGACCCAGAACAAAGGGGCAGTTGACCATAGCTAGAGCCCCAGCCTTTCCCACGCAGCCAGCAGGGCGTCGCAGTCCTCTATCGTCTTGAGTGCTTGTTCCTTGCGGGCATAGATTGAAGATATGACGAAGCTAATTTCCGTTGCTGGCGCCACCGCTGCGGCCGACAGTGATGTAGCCGCCCATTCAGCGTTTTGCTTTTCAGCGCGGCGTTTCGCCTGCCGCCTCAACTGCCCGAGACGCATATTCTCCTTGGCTTCCTGCGAAACGATCTTCTTTGCTTTCCTTGGCATAGTCACTCCTCTGTTGTGCGTGAGGCCGTCACGCGGCGGATATTCTAAAAATTCTTATCTCATCTCAGTAGGCGGTTTAGTTCGTGCATCTAGCATTGCGTCGGCAATTAAATAGGCCATCGCACTAATCGCAAGGTGGCTCTCAAATTCCCCTCTCGTTATGATTCCAATCAGCGCCTGCCCGGCGAAGTAGTCGCGCAGCGTCATCTCGGGAACGAGCGCCGCCTGGATGATTTTAGGCTGGTCGAATGGATCAGGTCCGTAATACGTCTTCGGGTTCATATCATCACCCCTGCGTTGTAGCTGCACCAGAACTTGTGCCAAGCGTCGCCCCACCAACCGGGGTTTGCCGGCCCCCACGCCACCAGCGCGCGGCTTTTGTTCATTCCAGCACACTATCCTTCATGGCTTCGAAGGCGTCTTTGCGATCCGTGTTATGCTCATATTTCCCATCCGTGCGATCTAGCTCCAGCTTGATGCCATTCCTTGCGGCGCTTCGGCCTGCAGCGAATCCAATCGCACAAACGATTAACGAACTCGACTGAGCCAAGGCGGCGACCCATCTCAAGATCGCACAGGTATTGCGGCGTGAAGCCGAGCGCTTCGGCAAAGTCCTTTTGCGTCATTCCTCGTCCAGTGCGGGACTCGATCAGCATCTCTGTAAATGTCATCATGCCAGCGCGCGGCTTTTGTTCATTCCGGCACCCTAGCTTTCATAGCTTCGACGGCATCTTTTATGCCCTGCAGGTAGACCTCTTCCAACACGAGACTAATCGGTCGGTCGACGCCCACGCTATCGAGGAATGGAAGCGAGCGGCGCCTTGCCAGGTCTCTCTGTCCTCGCGTTGGTTGGTCTTGGTATCCGATGAAAGATGGCGTCTCTTTTCGCTTCGTATTCATCGGTCAGTCCCTCCACCTTGATTCGTTGCTTGCAGATAGGCCCCCACGAGGTCGAACGTCTCCATTCGCTTCTCCGGGTCTAGCTTGCGAAGCTTGACGAGAATCCGCAAAGCTTGCTCGTCGAAAATTCCCTCTTTGAAGACCTTCTTTAGATCGTCGTTCAGGTCTTTTATTTCCGCATAAAACCTTTCAATCCGCTTCACCGTGCCGATCAGTTCCTCTCGGCTAAACGTCTGTTTAGGCGTTTTCTGAAGCATGCTTTTCCTCCGCATTTTTGGCGGCATCTACAACCTTGATGCCATACATTGCCAATACTAGGTCCTGCGTCAGCGTTGATTCGCCGTCCAATAAGACAGCGGCTAAAAGGCTTCCTAATGCCGACACGTCTCCGTTCATTTTAAGTTGGTCGAAGAGATCAGTGTTTTCCGTTTCAAACGTTACAATGGTTTTTGTCATGCTTTTTCTCCTCCCAAGCTATAGAAGCCCGAACGGCGACGAAGAGACGATAGGCTTCCCGGACATCACCTTTGGCTAGATATGCATCGACGTCCTGCAACATAGCCGCAAGGTGCTGGGTCAGTCGTCTGCTCGGCCCGTTACGCAATGTCGGCCTCCCATGAAATGCGATGAAGTTCGGTCGGCCGTCCGCAGTGGAATCTATCCCAGCAGAACCACGCAAATGCCATGCCGCTGCTTGAATGCTTTCCCTCCCAGCCGTGCCGATGCATCATCGGGAGACGCTTTTTGAAAACGTGAACGCGCGCAAGCTGGCCATTGTCGAGGATTGGCGAGCGCCGGTCGCTTTCGAGGAACGCTAACCGCAGCAGCATGATCACCTTCGGACAGAGCGTCAGCGCGTGCGCGACGAACTCGGTGGCGTTCTTAAATGGCGGGTTTGTAACGATCGCCTGCACGCCGATCGGAAGCTGTCGCTCAAGCAGGAAGTCCCACCCAGAATTGTCTTGATCCGGTGAATTGTAGTCGACCAGGTCGGTGGCGTAGACCTGTCGGCCGGCAGCGCGGAGCGTGCGAACGATGACGCCAGGACCGCAGGCTGGCTCCCAAATCACAGCAGGCAATTGCTCGGCCTTCAGCAGCGCAGTGACTGCCTCGGGAGGCGACTCATACAGGTCGTCCTTACGCTCGGAGAGTGGCGCGGCCTTGTTTCCCGTTCCTGATGCGAGTCCAGCCATCATTTTGCTTTCGGTGCATCCGCTTGTTCGGTCCAATTCCACCAACTGGCTACATATTTGCGAACTGATTCCTTATCGCATTCGATGACCGGATCAGGCTCGGGTTTAAACCGACGCCACACTTGCATGCGGCTCGGCGTCTTATCGTTTGGCTTGTTTTGGTCCGATGCATCGCCCCACAAGATCAAAACCGTAATTCCGCGGCCAGCGAGGCCAGACCATAGCCTTGCCTGGCCGTTGTATTTGCTTCGTTCGTCCTGCCATGTCGACCCAGCCGCCGGTGCGAGTCTCATTGGCTTGCCTTCAAGCAAAAGAATTTCACCGCAATGCTCGACAATGCCATCGATGTCACCCACGCGAGACCGCGATGTCCCGAAGCAACCATCAAGAAAGCCCCAGTCCCACAAGGCGTCCGTGAATCTCTTCATGTCACGAATTGTCATCACATGACTCCAAAGCAGCGACCACCGCGCCGAATTGAGAAAACGCCCGCACGAACGTGCGCTCTTCGGGGCCGAAATAGATAAACACCGAACCGTGGGTTGATCCGCTGCGGTCATCATCGCCATAGAAATTGATGCGATGGTCGGTGAAGCAGAGAACACCATTCCACAGCGGCTTAAACCAAGCCGTGTCGGTACAATGCGCGTTTACGAGGATGATGCCGGCCTTGACCCGACCCGCTTCGTATTCTTCGGTGAACTTTGCGACGAAATCTCCGACAAGGCTCCCATAAGGCGGATTGAGCCAAATCCGTCCGTGCCAATTTTGGGCCAGGCCGTCGTCTTCGGCGGAAAAAAACTTCTCTGCTTTGACGACGGCGTTGGCCTCGGTACATGATGCCGGATCAAGGTCAACACTCCCTAGGACAGTGCGCGCCGCGTCTAGATATTTGGTTGGCGTATAGTGTTCGTTGGAAAGCGATTGCTGGACGAGACTGCTGTCCGCGTGCCCCCACAGCTTGCGGCTGATGCTGCTGGCGGTGGACTCGTCCAAATGGTGCGCCAGCGCACCATTTGCCGCCAGCTTCATCAGTCTAGATGCAGTACTGCGCCCCTCAAATCCCAAAACTTCGGCGTTGGCCTTCAGCCACGGCAACCATTCGCCGTGCTCCATCTTTGCCTTCTTCTCAATCAGGCGTTGGCCGCAGGCTCTTGCGGACTCAACAGAGTCAATGAGGGAAGCCCGAGATTTCCGGTATAGATCGCCAATCTCAGCGGCGTCTTTATCGACGATCTCGGCTATCGGTTGGATGTAATTAATTACGTTCATCTTCCCCCACATGCACCACAAGGCGCGGTTCAAATAATAGCCAAGTCATAGCGGCATCACCGTCACGGATACGCTCGGCGCAGCGCCGTATAGCTTGGCGAACATGCCCTCGACGACTCGGCTATCGTCGCGATAAACCACACCATTCATCGCGTCCTTGAACGCCTTGAGGATGTTGTCGGCATCCGGCCGCGAGGTGTGGAAGACTTGGCCATTCAGCGCCGCCTCTCGCTTCCTGATCGACCATGACTTCGGCACCGAGAACACCGCGAGAATTTCAAGCCGAACCGCGCCCTCGAACATCTCGTGCCCCTGCATCGCCAACCAAGCGGTGTCGCGAATCAGCGTCTCATACGCGCGGGTATCTTTCGGCGTGTAATGGCCGATCTTCGGCATTGGGCCGAACCCCATCTCTTCCCACTGCTTGGGCTTGCGCATAAATGACCGCGCCCGTCCCTTGCCCTGCGGCTCGCCCTCGACCGTGAACTTGATCATCGAAGGGCCTCGTCAATCATGGCGTGCCAGTAGTCTCTGTGCCCCACATCGGCCATCGCTTGCGTCGGCTCCCGCATAGCCTTGATCGCGGCGCGGGAGGCATTCTGAAAGACCGGAGACAGATAGAACTCTCCCTCCCCAAGGGCATCAGCGATAGCTAGAGCCACCGCATTTAGTTTTTCGCTCATCGCTTCCTCTTGTGGTGGGTTAGGTCGCCTAGCTCTGGGATATCCGACAGCCTAAACGGTCGGTAAATCGGCTCACCATCTACATCCTCGCCGATGCGGACCTTTTCGGGCCAGTTGGCGGGGTCTCTCAGCCACGCAACCAAGTCGTCATAGGTATCGACATTAAAGCTCCCCTTCCGAGTTCCCGACATTTGCTGTTGCAAAGTATTGAAAATTCTAGGGTCTTTCTTGGCGTAGTTGGCTACGGTGGCTAGTTTGTAACCCGTCGCGCGGCAATAGGCTTGGGCGAGCTGCATAAGCTCACGTCGCATTTGAGGTCCGATTCTCACGGTATTTTCCTTGCTCATTTCGCTTCTATACACGATTTTTAGAGAAACGCAAAAATAATTCTTGCGCCTTGTGTAAAATTCTCTATACTCCGGAATCGCAGCAGGAGAAACCCCATGGAAACCGAACTTTCGGGCCTATCGCCTATCGACCTCTACGCAGCCCTCCGCCACATCGAACGCCAAATGGCCAGCATGTCGGTCTACGACGTGGCGTACAGCCAGCGCGGCGAATGTCTCTACAATCTGCACATCAGAATTAGCGATGAGATCGCCAACCGCAACGTGGTCGATTTGAGGGGGCTGGCATGAGCACTCGGATGATCGCAGCAGTGATATTCTGCGCACTCAGCTCATACTCATTTTATTCCGCATTCGTTTGCCTCTTTTATAGGATGGAAGATGAAACTTTTGCTGATCAAGTGAAACAGTTTGCAATTTGCATGTTTGTTTCCGGAACCTTCTTAGTCATCGCAGCGCAAATTTCAGGGTGGCTGGCATGAGCACGTATCGCGCGGACTATCACGGCAATAAGCCCGTCAGATGCATCGATATCGTCGATAGCCCTGACGACGGCGGCTACTACGCCCAAGAGTTTGATTTTACCCGCAAGGACAACGCGACCCGAACGTCCAAGAAGATTTACGAATCGCAATCGGCGTTGATCGCCGCGTTGGATAGCGGCTCCCACAAGTGGGGTGAATGGTCATGATCAGCGAGTTTCTTCCGATGCTCGCCATCGCGGCGCGGTACGCTTTCCTTCGACTTCGCTACATCAGGATGAGATAGGAAAGGAGATTTTAAAATGAGCGCACTTGATATGCTTCAGACAATCGGCGGGGCTGCCCCAGGAACGAGAATGCTTGTCGTTGAGACATTCACCAGTGCTGGCGTCGAGGTCCCGGAGGGCGCTGAAATTGAAGTCAAGAGAAGATTTGAACAGGAAAGCGCGCCGGGGTTCCCGGCATATGCAGCCATCGATGGGAAAATCAAGTCGGTATTCATCTGGCCCGAGGTCTTCCATTGCCTGAAGAGGGTAGACGGATGAGTTGGTTCTGGATTTGGATCTGGGTATCTGCGTCCGTCGCGTGTGTCGTTAATTTCCGCAAAAGTTCGGCTTTCCCGGACAAGGGAAGCAATAAAATAACATCTTCAATAGGTGTCGCTATTGTCGGACCTCTGGTCCTCCCGGCGATCACGTTTTCAACAATTCTTTTGTTGGCCGAAAAATTGGTCAAGGAGCGAAAATGACCGACAAACTGTACCGAGAGATCGAGGCCGCCAACATCATGCCGATAGCTCAACCTACGCCGATGGTTTTGCTTCAGCGCGCCATGGCTTCAAACGCAAGCACGGAAGTGCTGGAAAAGCTTATGGCATTGCAGGAGCGATGGGAGGCCAACCAGGCGCGAAAGGCGTTTGACGGAGCAATTGCCGACGCGAAAGCAAAAATTCCAGTTATCCGGAAAAATCGGCGCGTCGGATATGAGGCAAAAGACAAGTCTAAGCCTCGCACGGATTACGTCCACGAGGACATGGCAGAGATAGCTCGCACCGTTGATCCGGTCTTGAGTGAGTTCGGACTGTCGTACCGATTCAGAGTCTCATCGAAGCCAAACGAGCCGGTTTCCGTGACATGCATATTGTCCCATCGCGAAGGTCATTCAGAAGAAACGACACTTTATGCCGCAAGGGATGAAGGTGCTGGGAAAAACAGCATCCAGGCCGTCGGATCAACCGTCACTTACTTGCAGCGCTACACTTTGAAGGCGGTGCTCGGGCTTGCGGCCGGCGAGGACGATGATGGGCACGGCGGTCATGCGGCAGAGGATGAAGGGCACGTTACCGCCGAACAGGTAGAGGAAATTAAAAAGCTTATAGAAGAAGTCGGGGCGCAGACGGAGAAGGTCTGTCAGGTTTATCACATCGAGAGTCTAGAACAGTTGTCACCCAAAAATTTTGCTCATGCCAAGACCAAACTTGAGAGCTTTAGGAGGCAGTTTTGACCATCCATCGCATTGAACAGGGATCGCCTGAGTGGTTTGCGCTTCGCCTCGGCAAAGTGACTGCATCGCGAGTCAAGGATGTCTGCGCCACGATTAAGAATGGCTGGGGCGCTGGCCGGCGCAATTACGCCGCCGAACTGGTCGTCGAGAGGCTGACCGGCGAGACATTCGAAAGTTATTGCTCGATAGATATGAAGAACGGCAGCGAGCGGGAGCCACAAGCCAGGATGGAATACGAACTGCTCAAGCGCTGCGAGGTCGAACAGGTTGGCTATGCTGACCACCCGACCATTGAGATGGCGGGAGGTTCAGTTGATGGTTTTGTCGGAGCGTATGGATTTATTGAGATCAAGTGTCCGAAGGCCGCAACGCATTTAGCTTATTTGCGTGGGAATGTTGTTCCGGCTGAATACACTCATCAAATCGATTGGAATTTTGCCTGCAATCCAGATCGGGAATGGTGCGATTTCGTCAGCTATCACCCGGCCTTTCCGCCTGAAATGCAGTTATTTGTAGCAACCATGCTGCGGAGCACAGACAGAATTGAGACGCTAGAAGGTATCGTCCGTGGATTTCTGGAAGAGGTCGATGAGGCAGTCAATGAATTGCGCGCCCGATATATCAATGGAAGCAACACCCTGATGGACAAACTTAGGCAATCCGCCGAGGCATCATGAACAGCATATCAGACGATGATGTCGATAGAGCGTTAGACTTTCTGCAGGACAACGCGAAGGAAGCTGCCCAAGCACGAGCAGAGCGGGCCTACATCGAACAGTACCGCAAGACGCTCAAGGCCGAGATCATGAAAGAGCATCTAAATATGCCGATCGGGGGGCAGGAGCGGGAAGCCTATGCTGACCCGAGGTACAAGGCACTTCTTGATGGACTCCGAGATGCCGTCAAGGCCGACGAATATCATAGATTCATGAGAGTCGCGGCCGAGGCCAAGATTGAAGCCTGGCGCACTCAATCATCTAATGCGAGATCCAAAATATGAGTTTCTGCCGCCGACGTTCGCCAGCCGCGACGGTGGCAGGAACTGCCGACGAGGATTGTGATGGTCAGGGATGGCCGCAGATCAATCCAGTATTCGGCAGAAGCCGGCGCCTTTCCTGCTGCAAATGGGGAAGGCGCCGGCACCAATCTCAGAGGAGGAAATAATGGTCGACCGAACCTGTGCCTGCAAATCGATAGATACCTATGAGTGCTGGGACATCCGCTACAGTGGCCACGCATTTTGCCATAGCATCGAGGAGATCGAGGCGGATGGCGGCCCCTGCGAATGCGGTTGTCACGAATTCGACCTGGATGATGATGATGAGTGAGGACGATGACGAAGCGAGTCTATTTTGCAGGCGGATCGGCTCCAGCATGGCGATGGTTGCTTGTTGGAATCCCGTTCATGTTGTTCGGGCTTCCGGTGATCTTCATGGCCGGGCTAATCAACGGCGGGGGCATTCGTTTTTCGTGGCGGCATACGTGCGACGCCCTTGATGAGGTCAAAAAAATCTGGAGGGAGCGCCGATGATCATCCTTCAGCCTTGCCTGATATGCGAATCTGAAGCGGGGTATTCGTATCGTGCCACCGGATTCCTCGGCCTTGGTTGGATTGATTGGGTGGTCCTTTGCAAGAGGGACCATAGTCACGCAAAAGCGGAAGGCCGAACCCAAGAAGCTGCGGCGACGGAATGGAACAGTTTCAAATGACTGAACTGCGCCAGCGCGATCCGAGGCGCCGCGAACCGAAATATCTGGCGTGGCTGCGGGACAAGCCGTGCGTAATCTGCCGGTGCCCACCGCCGAACGATGCGGCGCATGTCAGTTTTGCCGATATGACCATAGGCAAGGAACACCGCGGCAAGGGCATGAAGGCGCACGACAAATGGGCGCTGCCTCTGTGTCGATATCACCATATTGAGCAGAGTACGTGGCTGTGTGGTGAAATGGCGTGGTGGTATGGCTACCAGGGAAAAGATCCGCTTGGATTGTGCGAGGACTATCACCGCAACTATAGGGAGGATACTGGCGAGCCCGAGGCAGAAGTGCAACGCTATCGAAAAAAGCGTAAACGAGCCAAAGCGACGAAACAGTTGTCGCGAAAAATCCAAAATCGGAGTCAGCCATGGCCGACGCGGAAATTCCACAAACTCAAAAAGAGAGCGACAATATGAAATCATTGGAGAAAATATGGAAGACTTCGCATGCGGTCGGCATGATGAGTGAAACTGGTCCCTCGGCAGAACCTCTTAACCAGCGCCGCATGTATGATGGGAATCATTCATACCTCAACCCACCCTCAGACAACGCGGAATCGGGAAATCACGTGAGCCCATATGCTCACGCCGACCGGCTTTACCGAGATGCGATTGAGCAATGCGCCAGGACGTCTAGCGAAAACCAAACGATGCGCCGGGAAAACGCCGACCTCAACGGCGAGAACAATGCCCTGCACCGCGAGGTGTCTCGATTGCAGGCAAAAGTCGATGCCCTCGAACTCGACAACCGAACTATCCGTTGCTTCGCGCAATCGCTGAAGACCCGTCTCCACGCCGTTGCCGAGGCTTGTGACAAGGCCATCGCGGAGTCGCTGACGGATGCAGCCGAGGAAGTCAAAAAGGAACTGCCGCAGGATGACCCAGTCCCAGCATTCCTGACGGCGGAGATGCCCAGCCAAGCGGAGGGCTGATGTTCCGCGCCATCTGGCGAGCCCTTCACTATCATCCAGGGCCGGGTCCGACACCGCCCCGCCCTGGGGCCTCGCAGCAGCAGCAAGAAAAGTTCGAGGCCGCCCGTAAGGAATACTACAACACATATCTTAAGTCCGGTGCATGGAAGGACAAAACAATTCGGATTCACAATCGTGACCATTTCACCTGCAAACGCTGCGGTGCTCGGAGAGGTCTCGATGTGAAGTGGCTGGAGGTGCATCACTTCACCTATAAAAACTTCGGATATGAGGACGACAAGGACCTCGGCTTGTATTGCAAACCCTGCCACGAGATCGAGGACGAAATCAGAAGAAACAAAAATAGAAGGAGGCGATAATGGAGCGACACATCAATTGGATGTTCTGCTGGCTGACTATGGCCGGGATTCTGACGACACTACTCGTCTATTTCACGGGAGTGATCCGATGACGCGAGAAGATTTTTTGAGCATGACGATCGAACCGGGCGAGCTAGACGGCCTTTATGGGCGACTGCCTCCAGAACTCCAAAAGCTAATACGGCGAGTCGCTGATGCAGACAATTACGATCTCGCGGCCATGGATTTCTTGGATTCGTTCGAGGATATTGAATGGCGCAAGGACCCGCCGCCAGAGCCTGAACTCGGCGCTTTCATCGATACCATCGAAATCAATGTGGATGACTGATGGCATTCCCCAAAGGAAAGAAGAGCCCCCCGAACGTTTTCATTGCGTTGGGGATCTGTATCCTCGGCGCGGCATTCCTGCTCTGGGGCGCAAAACATGGATTCCGGAGAGCCTCCGTGACCGCGCCGGTCGCGGAGGTTTTCGTCACATCCCCAGCCCCGAGCCACCAGAGTGCCCCTGATCTCTCGGTAGATTATGCTTTGCAGAGGCCAGTCGTGATTCCTGACCCTTATCGGCCGATTGACCAGGGGCGGCCGTCAGGGTCTTATCCTGTTTTGATTGCACCGGCAGTGCGGGACGAAATGCGCGGTCGACATCATCTTTGACTCGCGTCATCGTGGCTACGGTCGTATCCCTTGTCAGACCATTGCCGGTTTCCGGCCCCCGCGTGGCGGCCTTCTTCTCCTCGCGCTTTGCGTCGCGCTCTTTCTGCTGCTCCGATTGCTTGAGAAGATTCCTGACCGGATCAAGCACTTTGTCGGTCTTATAGCGCACCGGGTTTGCCACATGGTGATTCCACTTTTCCCGAAGCTTTTCTTCAAGATTGTCGGTTATTGATTCAATCTTGCGTGCCGTTCCTCTGATGATGCGGCTGCCGGGGATGTCGTTCACTGACCATCCACGCTTCGACTCCTGTTGGTTCGTGGCTGGTGCGCGGTTTTCTTCCCGCGACTGCTTGCGCCAAGCATCAGTGAACTCGTCAAGATTTTTCTGTGCCGCTCGACTCAAGCCGTTCTTTGCTCGTTCATGCTCTTGTTCGCGGGTAAGCGGGATTCGCGGGTCGTCGCCATGAAGGGCACCGGGCCTTGGCGATGGCTTCGGCTCATGTTTGGCTTGCGGTTGCTCTTGCGGCATCTGCCGATCGCGTTGTTTCCATTCCTCGCCTTTGTCGACTCTATCAAGAATTTTATCCATCCGCTTGCGATGCTCCGGAGTCGTCTTGCGGAAATATTCTTCCTTCATGGAATCATAAGTCTTTTGTGGAATATCTTTGTCGCGTAGGCTGGCTGCGATATTTATAAACTTGGAAAATTCGTCTTCTGCGGCCTTGTAGAGCCCGTCGGTCCCGCGCGCTTTACGGCCGGATTCTCCAAACTCCCATCCGAGTATCTTGACGCGCGGCTGATGTTCTTTAGTTGGCTTCGGTTCCTGTCTCGGCGTAAATCCGTTTGGATAGGACTTGCGCAACATCTCCACAGTGTGGCGTTTAACGCCAGTGTCGATGCCTTTGACGTCATCCTCGGGGAATCCAAACCGCTTAAGCGTTTCATCGGGGGTCTCAGTCTTAGCCATTACTTCCTCCTGTTTTTGAATAAGTCGCTCTGGTTGTGTGGATTGTTCATCCTTCATGAAGTAGCTGTGCGCCGCGCGCTTCGGCCCGCCGTGGGACATCTGCTCGATGAGGCCCCGATAGCCGCCAGTCGTCTCCCGCGCGACGCCGAGAAAGACCGTCGCCTTGTCGCGGGTCATCGCAACGTAGGCCGTGTTCCGTTTGGCGATGGGGTTGTGCAGCGGATAGACGAAGTCGATCGTCTTACCCTGGGCTTTGTAATTGGTCCCGGCCCAGCCGTGGTCGGTGTCGATCTCGCCGGCATCCTTGTTGAGACCTGGAAAGAACGAAAACACGCGCCGCTGTGCGCCCTTCGGTCGATCGAGATCGACGGTCATGCGGTGGCGGCCATCGGCCTCGGGCTGTAGGCCGATGAGGTTTCCGAGTGCGCCGTTCGCAAATCCCTTGCGCTTCTCTTTTACGTCAGGATGGTTGTCCTTTAGCGTGATCCGGTCGCCGACCGCATAGGCGCGGAGTCCCCTCGATGTCTCGATCAGGATTTCTGGCCCACGCGTGCCGTTCTCTTTCTGCAGGGCGATCACCGCCTCGTTGAGTTTTAGAACCTCGTCGTTGGTGGTGCCGAGCATCAACTGCGTCCGATCCGGGCGCTCCTTGTGGTCTTGGGCGTGCTGCTTGGCGATGCCCTCGATGGCCTCTTCGGTGGAGTCGAACCAGTGGATTTCGCCGCGACCCCGGAATCCTTCGATGGCCTGTTTCCATTTTTCCTCCGCTTTGCTCTGGGATTTGGCCTTTGTGCCCTCGGCCATATCGTCCCAATGCTGTTGCTTTTCGGGATGGCGGTAGACTTTGGACAGCACCGAGGTGCCGAACTGACGGACATGGACGTCCATCATCGCGCCCTTCTCGATGGATGCCATCTGCTTCGGATCGCCGCTTAGGATGACCTTCACGCCGCGCGCATGGAGATGATTGTAGAGCGACTCGAAGTGCTCATTCTTGACCTGGCCACCCTCGTCGAAAACGAACACACTGCCTCGCTTGAGAATCGGTTCTGGCGCGTCTGGCTTCTCAAAGTCCAACCTTGTCTTCCAATAGTCGAGCGTGTTCGCTCGCAGCATCCCGTCATGTTTCATCTGTAACGCGATATTATTTGTGAATCCTCCACCCGAGACGTCGCGGCCCATCGCCTCATAGGCGTCGCGCACGGCTTTGTTGGTGACATGGCTCTTTCCCGTGCCCGCATTTCCGGTCTGGATCGAAAACCCGTTGTCGCGGGTCAGATGCCGCATCGAGGTTTTCTGCTCGTCGTCGAGACCGTGCCGCTTCGCCACCTCGTCGAGGATGTGGTCGGGCACCTCAAATCCGGTCTGGGCATGGAGTTGCTTGGCCATGCCCATGATCCGGCGTTCCTGGGCGATCGTCTCCTGGGTGGCATAGGCCGCGTCAGCGCCGTTCGGATAGTTGGCGAGGCGTTGCATATTGTTGTGCTTGACGAAGTTCTCGCGTTGCGCCGCTAGGTGCTGCGGCTCGACGTGGCCGCCGAAGGCCATCGCGTTCTCGACCCGAAATTTTGTGATTGCCGACTCGTTCTTTCCCAGGATGTCGAGCAGTTTCTCGTAATCTGGCTGGCCGCGGGTCACCGCGCGCTGATCATGCCGCCACTGGTTGGCCTTCGGAATTGGCCAGTTCTGCTCCTTGAGCATCCGCTCCTCGTAATCGACCCCCCAGTGCCGTTCGCGGAAACCGCGATTGCGATCGTCATAGGCCATGCCGGTCTCTCGATCGACCATTTGGGCGACGCCGTGGACGTGGATGGCGCGCGGATTTCCCTTGCGATCGACCTGGCGGTCGACATGCGCGACGATGACGGCCTGCGCCTTCTCTAAGCCGATGGCCTTGAGATAGTCCTTGGCTGCTTCCAGTTGCTGCTCTCGGGTCGGCTGCTCGCCCTTGGCCCAATTCAAATTGAAATGCAGTGCGTCCTTGGCGGCATAAAAGTTTTTGTCGCCCTGGATTTCGGGGCGGGCGGTGAACTCCATCTGGCGGCGGGCAAACTCGGCAAAATCTTTGTCTTCAAGCCCCATCTGCCGGAAGTCTTCAAGCTCTAACCCTAAATTCTGACCACCGAGCAGATCGACGCGACTCTCCTGCCCCGGTGCGAGAGTGATGCGAGTCCCGTCTTCCAGATTTCCCTCGCCGGTGATGTAGCGAACGGCGCCGCTTAGCCCCTTGCCCCGTCCGGATTTGACGATCAAGCATCACCTCAGTGGGCGAATGCACCTGCGCCTCCACAAATCGGGCATGGGCATATTTTCCAATCCCTCAGAGGGATGTCGTCGCTTTCGATCCAAGCCGTCCGATATTTGTCGTCATCATAATGGATCGGCGTCTTCCCTATACCTCCGCAAAATGTGCAGGGTCCAAAAGTCGGGCCTCGGTCGGGCCGGAAGTAATTCAGGATCGCGCGTATCATCACATCGTCTCCGGATCGTCGAAATCCATCGTCTTCGGCTGGCTGCGTGAGGGCCAGTTAAACGGCTTGGACGTCTTGTAGCCGCTCATGATCCAGGGACGTGCCAGTTCTGCGCCGGACAGGATGAACAGCACCGCCCAGATATTGCTGATGTCGAAATACGGCGTGTGGAACGGCAGCGGTTCAACAAGGCCGCATGCCGCCCAACACGACAGAGAGAAGATCAGCAGAAGAAATCGCAGCATCAGAACAAGCCCGAGGACGTCGACCACGGGTTCTGAAGTCGCTCCTGTTCATATTCAATCAATTCAGTCATTGTCGCTCTCCTTGTTGTCGATCACCGTTACGCATCGGTTATCCTTGGGATTGACCTTCCTCACCACCGCTCAAAGCGTGACCAGCGCCAACACCTATGGCGCCAGCACCGAGCAGCAAAAGTATCGCTTCCATGGCATCTCTCCTTCGTTAGCCTGATGCGCCTTCCCCGCCCAAGCCGCAGCCTTCATTGAAGAGACCTTGCCCCCCATTGGCACAGCCAGCAGCGGCACAGCCGCCACCCAGCATCAAAGCTATCAGTTCCATATTATCTCTCCTTCGTTGCGCATGAGGCCGTCACGCGGCGATCAACCTACATATTGGTAGCTGCCTTCGCTGGCGTTAATGGCCGCAGCCCCGGCACCAGCACCGCACATCAAAGCTATCAGCTCCATCGTTTCTCTCCTTTAGTAGCCGTAACCCCACACGTTCTCGATTCCGTGGGCAGCGCCCATCCCGCCCATCATCGTCCAGATGTTTTCCATGGCTCATCCCCGTGTATGTGAGGCCGTCACGCGGCGGTTAGTCAATAAGACGGATAATTGTCGTATTTCGCGTCATCCTGCATCGCCAGCGGTACGGCACCCACGCAGCCCAAAAACAAAAGCTCGAGTCCAAACATCGTCCGTCTCCTCTGTTAGCCATAAACGTCAGGACCGGATGCATCTATCATTGCTTGTTCGCGTGGGGTGTAGGCGCCCCAATCCGAACCAATACCCGAAACGCCCAAGCCTCCCAAGGCAAGCAGTTCAAGTCCGAACATTACGCTGCACTCCTCTTCTGATTGCGTGCAATCACCCAGCGCCGGGCAAACCACATCCCAGCAGTGATAAGTCCGAGTATCATCGAGACTATTGCGTGATCTACTCCGAGTAGATTCGAGATCATTATGCTGCACTCCTCTGGTTCATCGGCAATGTCGAATTCACGTCCCACTTCCCGCGCAGTTCAGGCCATGCATCCGTGTCGAAGTAGCCCGGCGCGCTGAGCTTGACGGGCGGCGCATGTTTGATCCATGCGAATAGTTCGCCCTTCTTCAAGTCGCGGATGTCCTGCGGACGGATCAGCGGGACGGACTGTTGAGTATGATTGGCGAACTGCCCGGTTTTCGAGACGCCCGGTCTCTCATCGTGGAAGCTCTTGACCCATTCGCCTTTCATCCCGCCGAGATTGGACATATATTCTTGGGTGTATCCGTCCTCCGAACAGAAGCAGAGCTTGACGTCGCAAGCGTCGAGAATCGTGCCGACGCCCTCCTGGCCATAGGCGTCCCGCATCTTGCTGAGCTGCTGAAACACCATCATGTATTGCAGCCCGTTGCCGGCAGCCATGTTGATGGAGTTCTCGACCGCCGCGATTTTCCCGAGTTGGGCCATCTCTTCGATGATGATCAACGGCGTCAGCGGCGTGTCGGGACCGGGCTCGGAGGCCATTAGGGAGTTGATCGCATTGTTGATCAGCGCCCGCATATAGACCGCGTGCGTGACGAAAAACTTCGGCGGGATCATCACAAAGACAGTGAAGACGCCCTTCTTGCGATCCAGGTCGGCGTATTGGCGCATCCGTGAGAATTCGAACGGCACACCGCCGAATTTCGGCGTTTTGGCCATATCCTCCATCAACTGCGGATCAGATAGCTTGCCCATCTCAGTTTGAGCCGTCGCAACGCGGTCCTGAAAGAACCGATTATCCTGCCCGGCCTTTGCCATGAATTGCGTGGCCAATAGTTGCAATGGCTCAAACGGTTTTCCGCCATTCCTGATGTCATATTGTGGATAGGCGCTTGGTGCTCCGTGGTCGGGATCAGGGCTATAGTCGCCCTGCATAGCCATCTCAATCAGGCGCGACGCCGCGCCGGGAATCCTTTTCGTTGGGTCTGTCTCCTCGGGATTCGGGCTTTTGCCAGGGATCTGAGCCATCGCAATCATCTGCTGCACCTTGGCGTGCGATGCCTTTTCGCCAAATGCCAACTTGGCCATCATCGCGAAAATGGACACAAGCGTCTGCGCACCAAGATTGAAAATCGGCTGGTTATCGTTCGGTCGGCGAGCAATCAGGCCCTCGCCATAAGCGAGGCCGGATGAATAGAAATTTGGCTTATTCGGGTCGAGGTCAACCATCAGGTTGAAGCCGCTGGACTTGTAGCCCCGCAGCCCGAGCGGATTGATCAGCAGGCAAGGTCCGCGGGTTCTGCGGTGCCGGATGACCGTCTCGTAAATCTCACCTCTACAGTCGTTGAAAATGATTAGCGGGCGGTCATCCAGCGACAGGATGTTCGGAATCAGGATGCCCGCTGTCTTGTTGCAGCGTGGGGCTCCGATGACGACATAGTGCCCAGGTCCGCCGTAGGATACGTGGTCGCTCACCGAATCCTCCCGAGGTAGACCTTCGACCGCCGCGATCCGCCGATGTGGCCGAGCTTATCCATCACTTTGCGTGTCCCGAACTTGGCCCCGCCGAGTGCCTTGGTCGGCTTGCGCCCGGTGATCATCGGGACGCCGTTTTTCGCAAGCCCGAGAAAGAAGGCCATCCAAAACGGGTAAATCGCAATCAGTGCGAGGACGGCCAGAAGTTCAAGCCCGCCGAAATCCGGCAGCGGGATGCCGATGCCCCACCACACGCACCCCACGGCGAGGGGCAGCAAGGCGATCGCCACCCCGGTGCAAACCTGCTTGATGCCGCCCTGGATCTGGGCCTTGCGGTCGTGGATGTCCGCGAAAAAGGCGATCAGCTTGCGCATCGCGACTCCTCCCACTCACACCGAAGACAGGTTAGCCGCCCGTCCGGGTAGGGCGCAGCAAGGCTGCGGCAGACCGGGCACCATCCGTGCTCGTCATAGGGCCGGTATCCAGTCGGACACGGCTGGTTCGCGCAGAA